AAGTTGACAACGAGGAAGTGGAGGTTACGCTTGACGAACTTCTGAAAGGTTATTCTCGCACTTCGGACTACACCAAAAAGACGCAGACTCTAGCCGAACAGCGTAAGCAAGTAGAAGCTGAACGCCAACGGATAGAAGAAGCCGCCAAACTGCGTGACCAGTATGCCCAAAGGCTGTCCGTCATCGAACAGATGCTCGCATCCCAGCCCGAGGAAGATCTCGCCCCACTCAAAGAGACCGATCCCATTGGCTACACAATGAAGATCGCCGAGAGAATGGAGCGGGAGAAGCAGGTACAGGCCATTCGTGCCGAACAACAGCAAATCGCACAGAAGCAACAAGCGGAATACCAAGAAAACCTTCGTAGGCATTTGGCATCGGAAGCCGAGAAACTCTCTCAGGCCATCCCCGAAATGTCAGATCCGGTCAAGGGTGAGGTGATCCGCAAAGAGATCAAGGATTTTGCCCGGGCAATCGGGTGGTCAGAGCAGGAACTTGCTCAAATCTATGATCATCGCGCTGTGTTGGCGCTGTATAAAGGGTTACAGCACGAAAAACTGCAAAAATCCAAGCCTGTGGCGACCAAGAAAGTCGCAGAAGCACCGAAGATGCTCAAGCCGGGCACGACTGGTAAACAGACGACGGCAGAGCAGGATGCGGTTAAGAAACTACAGCAACGGCTCGCCAAGACTGGCGACCGCCGGGATGCTGCCCGATTGTTAGAAAAATTCCTTTAAGGAGTAAGAAATGACTGTCCCCTCAAATACCTACCTGCGCTACACCTCGATTGGTGTGCGCGAGGATCTTTCTGATGTTATTTATAGCATCAGCCCCACCGACACGCCCATCATGTCGTCTATCGGCAAAACCAAGGCTACCAACACCCTGCATGAATGGATGACCGATAGTCTTGCTGCTGCTACGACCAACAACGCTTTGATTGAAGGTGACGACGCTACTGCTGCTTCGCTATCCCCAACGGTTCGTCTGACCAACTTTACACAGATCGTTGGTAAAACTGTTCAGATCTCCGGTACGCTGGAAGCCGTTGACAAGGCTGGCCGTAAGTCTGAGAAGGCTTATCAGCTTGCCAAAGCATCGAGCGAGATCAAGCGTGACATCGAGACCATTCTGACCGCCAACCAAGCCAAGACCAACGGTACGGCTACCTCTGGCGCTCGTAAGATGGGTTCGTTGCTGTCATGGATCACGACCAACGTCAGCAAAGGTTCGGCTGGTACAAACCCGACCGGCGACGGTTCCGATGTGCGTTCCGACACCACAACCCGCACCTTCCTTGAGTCCATGCTCAAAGAAGTGGCCCAGGAAATCTTCACGGAAGGCGGTCAGCCCAAGTTGCTGGTTGTTCCTCCTGGCCTGAAAGCTACCGTTTCGGGCTTTACGGGTGTTGCAGAGCAGCGTTATGTGACCGGCGCAGAGCCGACCACGATTGTTGCTGCCGCTGGTGCATACCTGTCGGACTTCGGTCTCATCTCCATCGTGCCGGATCGCTTTATGCGGACGACCGATGCGCTGATGCTTGATCCTGAGTACGCAGCCATTGCCTACCTCCGTCCGTTCCAGACCAATGATCTGGCTAAGACTGGTGACTCTGAAAAGACCCAGATCCTTGCCGAGCTCACGCTGGAAATGCGGAATGAGAAGGCTCATGGCGGTATCTTTGATATCAAAGCAGCCTAAAGTGTTGTAGAATCGGGGGTGGGCCAGTCCCACTCCCGTTTTTGGAGAACAAGTGTTAAAACTTGGAACTGAAGTAGTCAACGGCGAAGTTAGAACCACCTACGCAGATGGCGATGGAAACCTAGTCGTCAAAGCGCAAACAAACCTTACCCCAATCATCGAGGCCAACAAAGCGGCCTATAACTCCACAGACGAGCGAGCACGATGGGGAGAACTTAGCAGGGTTGCAGAAATACCCTTCGCAGTCATAGAAGATCTCAACAAACAAGGCATTATGCGCGGCTTTGTTGTGCTCGACCAAAAGCGCATGAAGGCGTGGCTAAATAATCCCGATAATCGGTTCTTTCGTACCCGACCGGGCAGAATCTGAGGAGAAAATATGAAAGGCTCTAAAGCCAAAGTTGCCGTGTGTATTCCTACGCGTGGCGAAATGGAAGTAGGTACAGCGTTTGACCTAGCCTTGATGTGTGGTTATGACTCACGGTTCAGAAGCAAGGGCCAGCAAAGCCTTTACACGGTGGCCGGAACCCTGATCTTTGATCAGCGCGAGAAGTTGGCGCAGACAGCAATAGACGAAGGTGCAGATTATATCCTTTGGGTGGATGCAGATATGCGGTTCCCAAAGAATACGATTGAGCATTTGATCTCAAGGGACAAAGACATTGTGGGTGCTAACGCCACAACCCGAGTCCCGCCGATCCACGGCACAGCCAAGAACGCCTGGATCAACAAGGAAGAAAAGACGATCAACTGGCAGAAGATTAGCTCTAAAGACAAAAAAGGTCTGGAGCGTGTAACCGCGATTGGCTGCGGTGTGATGATGGTCAAGCGTGAGGTTTTCTTAAAGACTCCGCGACCGTGGTTTTGGTTTGAGCAACTGCCTGGCGAGAAACTGCTGGGCGAGGATGTTTACTTCTGCGTGAGAGCGCATGACGCAGGATTTGAGACATGGGTGGATCACGACTTCTCTAACATGATCGGCCATGTCGGTTCATACACTTTTGGATGGCACGATATAGCCAGTAAGGAAAACGATGGCTCTGACGAGTTACTCTACACTAAAGACGGCAGTTGCGAACTATCTTGGGCGCAGCGACCTAACCAGCCAGATTCCTGATTTCATCACGCTGGCAGAAGTACGTCTATCTCGGGAGATTCGCGCCCGCAAACTGCTGAAATCGGTCACAACGACCACGACTGCTGGGGACTCCACGGTTGAGATCCCGTCCGACTTCTTGGAAATGCGTGACATTTATCTGGCCGGAAATCCACGCATCACGCTGAACTACGAATCACCGTCATCATTTACCCGCAACGCACAAGCAGAAGAGTCTGGCAAGCCAGGCTTTTACACCCTGCTCGGGCAAGAGTTTGACCTCGCGCCAATCCCTGACAAAGCCTACACGGTAGAACTGCTGTATTACTTCAAGCCCGTAGCCCTGTCGGATTCGGTAGCTTCCAACGAGTTCTTGGCAAACTATCCCGATGCGTTGCTCTACGCCTCGCTTCTGGAGTCTGAGCCGTACCTAATGAATGATGCCCGGATTGCGGTGTGGTCATCCTTGTATGACCGCGCAATCGTCAATATCAACACTTCTGACCAGAATTCTGAGTTTGCTGGTGTTCCCCTATCCATGTCTGTCACGTCGAGGTAATCATGTCTGAAATGTCAAATTATTTGGAGAATGGCTTACTAAACGCCGTTCTCCGCGCTACGTCTTACACATCCCCCACAACCGTCTATGTCGGTCTTTACACCACCGATCCGGGCGAAGGCAACACGGGAACGGAAATCTCCGGTAATTCTTACGCCCGCAAGGATGTGACCTTTGGTGCGCCCTCCAACGGCGTTTGCACCAACTCCGCAGCGGTTGAGTTTGCTCAAGCAACCGGCTCCTGGGGTACGGTGTCGCACGTTGGTCTGCTAGACGCAATCACCTCTGGCAACCTGTTGTTTTATACAGATCTCACAACCTCAAAAACCATTGAGTCTGGCGACATCTTCAAGATTGCTGCTGGCTCATTAAGCGTCACGCTTGCCTAATGTCTCTCACGTTAGAACAACTGGATCAACTCGGCACGCTGGATTCGATGCCGCAGTATCCGTTGGATGCAACGTGGTATGTAGATAAAGTCTGCGGCCCGTGGTCGCTAGACGCAATGGACGCATTTGGAACCCTAGATTCTCTGAACATTGCGATGGATTCAGAGGTCTGGGGAACCGCCTGTATTTACTTTGACGCCCCGGCAAGTATTACCGCCGCAGGGACAATGGCCGCAAGCGCCCAAAGGGAACTTACAGGCCAAGCCCTAGTTGTGGCAGAGGGGGCTATGCAGGCGGGGGCTTTTGCAATTCGTAGCGGAGAGGCGCTGATTGCAAGCTCGGGAACCATGACCGGAGCCGGTAATTTAATCAGGTTCGGTCAAGCCCCGATTACCGCATTTGCAACAGTATCGGCAACGGGCAATTACACCGCCGCCGGTGCGGCTAGTGTCACGGCAAGCGGAACTGTAAATTGTGCAGCGGAAATTATTGCCGGAGCAGATATTCAGGTTATTTGCACCGCAACAGTCAGCGCAACACCGCAACGTGTTCGTCTGTTCCAAGGCTTAATTTCTGCATCTGGAACCATAAGCGCGGCGGCTGATCGGGTGAGAACAGCCCAAGCAACAATACAATCAAATGCTTCTGTGTCTGCTCAAGCAAACTTCACAGCAGCGGGGCAGGCAAATATAGCCGCATCAGGAACTCTGGTAGCAAACGCAAACGCTACATTTGCAGCAACGGCAACTGTCTCAGCAAGCGGCACTCTAACGGTAATCGGCAAGATTCTCGGAGAGGATTGGACCAACGTGACGACCGGACCAAATACTTGGAGCACAACCAGCGCAGGCGCAAATACCTGGACGCCAATCAGCGTGGGAACAAACTCTTGGACGCCTGTCTCGGCAGGGTCTAACACCTGGACAACGAATACGGCTGGAAACAACACATGGCAACTAGCAGGGTAAGTTTTGGAGAATGGCTACCAGACCAGCCCGGACTGACGGGAACGGTCAAGGAAGCCCTAAATGTGTCGCCACAGGCTGTCGGATACGGCCCTATGCGCTCGCCTGTTGATTACTCGCAGGCTGCATCAGAGAACATCAACAACGTGGTGGCTGGCAGAAACCCGTCTACCGGCGCAACGGAAGTATTTGCTGGTGGCGAAACCAAGTTATTTAAGCTCGACTCTACCGATTTGTCTTTGGACAATGTTTCCAAGGCTGGCGGGTACACAACCCTAGCGGAACAAAAGTGGCGCTTTACACAATTTGGTGATGTATTGATTGCCGCCAATGGCGATGAGATTCTCCAATACTGGACATTGGGTACATCTACTGCTTGGGCAGATTTAGATGCTGCCGCTCCGACCGCACGATACGTCACCGTGGTTCGAGATTTTGTGGTCACCGGCTACACGAGCTCTACAGACTCACAAAAGGTCCAATGGTCTGCTATCAACAATGAGGCAGAATGGACTGCAACTGCTACCAACCAAGCTGACTTTCAGGTGATCCCTGACGGGGGCGCTGTCCAAGCAATTACGGGTGGTGAGTTTGGCCTTGTGTTGATGGAAAAATCCATCTACCGGATGTCTTATGTTGGAACACCAGCAATTTTCCAGTTTGACAACATTTCGCGTAACCTGGGATGCTTTGAGCCGAACTCTGTTGTTCAGTATCAGGGCGTGACCTACTTTTTAGGGGACGATGGCTTCTATGCGTGCAACGGTACTCAAGTGGTGGGAATCGGTACAGAGAAAGTTGACCGATATTTCTTTGGCGATCTCGACGAGGCTTACTCGTATAAAATGTCGGCTACGGTCGATCCGATCAAAAATCTAATTATTTGGGCTTATCCGTCATCTGGAAGCAACGGAAACGTAGACAGCCTAATGATTTACAACTTTGAGATCCAGCGGTGGTCTCACGCTGAAACAACGGCTGATTTTGTATCCCAGTCTGCTACTCCTGCCTACACATTAGAGGCTTTGGACGTTTTTGGAACGCTTGACACGCTGACTTCTAGCCTTGATTCGCGTATCTGGACGGGTGGTAAGTCGCAGTTTGTGGGTGGAAATGGGGCAAAAATTGTCACATTTTCTGGCACAAATCTGACCGGAACCATCAACACCGGCGATATTGAGATTCCTGGCTCCTACAGTATGCTGAACATGAGCCGCCCGCTTGTTGATAATGGTGGGGCATCTGTAGCCTACGCAAGCCGTAACCGCCTTGCAGACGCCGTGACATTTAGCGCTTATAGCGCCGCCGATAGCGAAGGCAGAGCCGCTTTTAGGACGACTGGCCGTTATCACCGCCTCTCAATTCAGCCCTCTGGGTCGTGGACCACGGCAATTGGCATTGACTATGACATCGTGCCAGCGGGTGTGAGATGAATTTTAGGGTTTTACCGTATCAGGGTGGATCGCCTCGTGAGATTTCCGAGGTGGTCAACAACATTATGAACGGTAAGACCAATAATACAGGTACGGTTACGCTTGCCACAGGTAGCGCAACCACTACAACAATTACCGATGCCAGGATTGGTGGTGACAGCAAGATCATTCTGATCCCAACGTCACAGACCGCCTCAAGCCAAGAGTTTCCCTACGGGTCGTTTAGTAGCACCGCAGACCAAACCGCTGCCAGCACGACGGCGGCGTATGCGATGACGTACGACACCACGGACTTTTCCGATGGTGTAACTTTATCCAACAACTCAAGGTTGGTTGCTGGGTACTCGGGAATTTATAATCTTCAATTTAGCAGTCAATTTATAAATACAGACTCACAAATTCACGATGTAAGTGTTTGGTTTCGCAAAAATGGGACCAACATTGCTAACTCTAACAGTCAGTTTTCAATTCCAAATCGACATGGTGGCGTAGATGGAGCCTTGATTGCCGCGTTAAACCTATATGTGGATTTGGCAAAAGACGAGTATGTGGAAATCATGTGGTCAACCACAAGTACAGATGTCTCCATACAAGCCATCCCGGCGCAGACTAGCCCAACCCGGCCAGCCACCCCGTCGGTGATTGCAACAATGCACTACCTGTCTACCAACGGGTATACCAGCAACATCTACTTTGACCCGTTTGTGTCAGCAACCGCAAACGGCAGCGCGACAATTTCTCATGCTCCCAACACTAACGCTGGAAGCACATTTAATTACGTTATCGTAGGATAAAAACATGGCTATTACCGCTCAAGACGTCACCAACTATCTGCAAGCCAATCCCGGTATGTCTGATGCCCAGATTGCCGCCGCCATGCAGCAATTCAATGTCTCTCCGGCTCTTGTAGCGCAAGCGACCGGACTGCCGACCGCAGACGTTCAGGCGCGTTATAACGCCGCTATTACGCCAGCAATGCCTACCGCTCCAACAACCCCGATGACCACACCAATGCCGCAAAATCCTCTCACGGCATTTTTGGCGCAAAACCCTGGTGCGACCGATCAGCAGATTGCTGCTTGGATGCAATCATCGGGAACGACACCCGCGCAAGTTGCCCAAATGAGCGGGTTGCCAGTCGCTGACGTGCAATCTCGGTTTTTCCAAGCCACGTTGCCCGCCCCTCTTCCTGCTGGAACGCCAAGCGGAACAGGATCACGCATTGATCCGACACTTTTGCCATACTTGCAAATGGGCCTACAACGCGCCCAGCAACTCTTTCTTACCGGACCTCAACCCCAGTTTTTCCCCGGCCAAACTTACGTTTCACCAAGTGCCCAAACCCTCCAAGCCCTGTCCCAACAGGAAGCCGCCGCAGGTGGCGCACAACCACTTCTCGGCCAGGCACAGCA